GTATTGTAAATCAGGGAAAGAGTGTTCACGAAGCATCGCTTGCAATCTCCAGTGAATTAATTCTGACTTTTTCATTATAAAGGTAATTTTGCTCTTGATGTTTTTTTCATATAATTGAGACGAGTTGCATCCCACTTCAATCTTTCTTTTAAAGATTTTGATATGAGTTTCGTTACTGATTCTATCTCAAGATTATTAATTTCGCAATAGTGACAGATTGCATCAATATAATTGAATTCCTCTTCAACGACAATCTTTTCAATTTCCATTGCAAATTTTTGAGGAGTTAGAAACTTACTCTCAATTGCTTTTTCCAGTTCATTGATTGGTTCCATAGATCTCCAGTTTATCTGCAACAAATTTTCTAATGTATTCTCCAAGCAATTTGATGTATTTTGCTTTATTGTATTCTTCGTAGACGACACATTCTCCATTTTCACAAGCCATAATGATTACAAGTTTTTTTACTGATATGTTTTTTAATTCATACAGCATACATCCATAACCCATTGCTTGAACAAAATAATGTTCAATCCAATCTCTAGGTTTTGGTTTTTTAGATGTTTTAAAGTCGATTATTGCTAACTCACCATCATAATCAGCGATGCAGTCAACAGTTCCAGCGATACCTAGTTGCCTACTATATAGGGCACCTTCCAGAGTATGAATATTATCAATTTTATTTAATTCTGGTTTTGATATCTTAAATAAAAAATCAGATAATGGTTGAACTTTAGGGAGTTCTTTATCATTTTTGAGATAATGTTCAGTTAAAGTATGCATATCTGTTCCACGAGATGTTGCTGCTTTAGTGATACGATCTGCCTCTTCAGTTCCGACTCTTTTTCTCCAATCAATAAAAATTTGTTTATTATAATGACTGGTGATTGATGTAATTGAAACTAATTTAATTAGTTCATCTTCATCAGGTATCTTATAGTATCTTACACCATCTATGGTCTCTCTGTCTAGATGAGGTAAACTTATATCAACGTGTTTAAAAGTCATGCCAGACAACTGACCTCCTTTCATAGTGTTCTTGATTTGGTTGTTCAATATAGTAGTACAATGCGAGTGAATATCTTTCAATATTCGGTGGAGTTTTTAAAGGAATTGGATGTCCATGAACTGATCTATCTGATAATGTAAAGATAACTGCCCGATTAAAAATTGGTTCAATCTTCTTTGCACATTTTTTACTGCCCATATCCCATAATTCTAAACATCCTTCCCATTCACGTAACCAATTAGGATTCAAATACAGAAGTAAATTTAGAACACGAAAATAATTTGTTTCGGGGTGAATATTGAAATCAACATGTAAAGATAACTTACCTCCCGTTGATATTCGATGTGCACCACCACCTGCAAAACTTGGATCACCCATCAAACCTTTAATCCCTGTGAGATCTTCCAAATATGATAAGAAAACATTAGAATTGAAATATTTAATTGTATGGTATACAGTCGGAACTTTAAATTGAAGTTCATCTGAACTTTCTGCAGACCAAGGTGTATAAAATTTATTCACCTGATGATCTCTCATATATGCATTACTGGTGCTTTCTGTTGCCCAATGATCAGTTGTTTTAAGTTCATTAAAACACTGAGATGCAATATTTGGGTTAATAAAATTGTCTATAACAATATGAGGGAAGGGTCTAGAGTTAAGATAATGATAATTTAACTTTGCACCTATTTCATAATCACTAAAAATTTTCATCGTATACCTGATTGTAATTTTGCAATGTGTTTAAAGTTTATATTCTAATAAAAATACAAACAAAGTCATTCCAATGTGTATTTTTATCTACACTCACATGATGACAGAATACTGGATATCCTGCCTGTTTTGCCCATTTCCCAAATGAAATAGCAGCATCTCGATAAAATCTCCAAGCATCAATTGGATATGGATGATAATCTCCAGACGAAGGGGCATTAATATAGATATGTCCTCCTACTTTAACACATCTACACTGTTCTTTAAATAATTCCCAAGGAAATAACACATGTTCATAAACACTAGAACTTATAGATGCATCAAAATACCCATCAGGGAATGGTATCTTATGGGGATCGCTTAAGACTACATCTACTCCTGGTCCTGGTGAAATATCAGCACCAATCCATTCAGAATCTTTAGGTTGTTGATCTCTCAACGCTTTTTGATAGATTGTAGTTCCACTCTGTTGGGATTCAAGTTCTTTTATCTGTTTACAGGATCCAACTTCTAAGATTTTTCCTTTTATGGAATAATTTTTAAGAAATTGTTTTCCCCACCACATTGCTGATCCATGCATATTAAATACCTGATTGTAATTTTGCAATGATATATTCTTTTACTAAACCTGATCTAACAATATCATCAACATCAAACTCTATTATATCAAAAGAAATCATTTTTCGCAATATATTCATAAAATCAACTATGCCATTTTTATCATTTGTTTTAACTAAATCTGTCTGACTTGCATCACCGCAAAAACATATTTTACTATTTTCACCAACACGAGTTATTATACTATCTAACTCATGAAAATTAAGATTTTGAAATTCATCAACAATTATAATTGCATTATCTAATGTGGTTCCCCTTAAAAAAGATGTGCTCCAAAATTTGATGGTTTCTTGAGATTTTAAATTACCATATAGCATTTCAAAATCTGCATCAGATGGCATTTGAAACATATACTTTACCATATTTTTATATGGTATCTGGTAAAGAGTTGACTTATCCTCATGATCACCAGGCAAAAATCCTATTTCACGAGTGCTAACTAATGAACGAACTATATAAACTCTTTCATAAGGTGTACTATCATCTAACACTTCCCTTAAAGCATTATATAATGTAATAAATGTTTTTCCAGTTCCTGCTACACCGTATGCAACAATATTTTTATGTTGAGCATAAGAGTCAAAGAGGACTCTTTGATTATCCGTCAGAGGTGATACTTCAACAAGATATTGATTATTAATAGGTTTTTTCTTTTTCATTTGTTTCGATGTATAACCTATACCGATTGGTTCGGGTTTTCTTTTACGAGGCATTATAGTTTCTTAACTGTAGAACCACCAACTTTACCTACCTTCTGCAAGACATCATTCCAACCAGGATTTTTTCTCCTCAATTTATCTTTCCACTCTCCAACTTCACCAACGCCAGGCATTGTTGAAGGATCAGAGTAATCACGAATCCAATCAGGATTATCTTCCCTCCATTGATCCCAATCATTCACGCTCATCACAACTTCTTTTCGGTCACCAGTTTTATTGTTAACAACAGGATATGTAGCCATAGTATTTTATTAGGTAGATTTATTTAGACCCATTCCAGAGCCTCTGAGACAGTAGGAAATTGCCCTATAAAAATTGATTTGCATTCATTTGCAATGTCCATATGTTCTTTTTGTGTTCCATGACCAGAACGTAAATCGATATAATGTATCCATGATCTCACACTACCAGACATGTATAAACGAGTTGGTGTTGCTAACGGAAGAACAAATCTCGCACACTCTTTAGCAACTCCCTCACGTATGAGTTCGTTGTAGAGATCAATTCCTTCAGCGAAGTACGATGCAATGGTCTTCTGAAGTTGTTCCTTCTGGTTCTTGGGGAGATCATCGATAGAATTTTGTCTGTTTTTAGAGTCCTGACTTCTAAGATCAGGTATAGGTATAGATCCTAGTAGATTTGCATCCGCATATCTTTGAGAAAACTCTTGATATGTAAATGATCTATGTCTTAATATCTGTGCTGCGAGACCCCTTGTAGTATTAATTTCAAGAGTCATAAATGCTTGTTCAAATATTGACCAATGTTGATGTTTAATACAATATCTAAGTAAACCTGCATAATTTTCATTATCCTGATTATTTGGATTACTGACACGAGCACAATATGCCATATGTTTTTCTGCATCAGGAGATACACTAATAAGAGATACGTTCATTTAAATCCTTTTGATGTTTTTTCTTCAATAATCGCTAACTCATTTTTAGCAATTTTTAATTGTTCTTTTATCAACTTTAATTTATCATCATCAAAAAGTTCTCTCTTC